TGATTAAATACGAAAATAAATAAACTATTAAAATAAACTAAAAGAAATGAAGTGAAAAGCACTTGGCATAATAAAATTTTGAAACCGTCTTTTTAACAGCAGTTGTATGTTAACGCATACTATGCTTCGGGTCCCGTTTTATTACAAACAAGCAGCTTCGCTCGCACTTGAAAGCCAGCCAATTAAGGCAAGAATTCTTATGCAAACTTTACTAACTAAAAGAGTTGTTATATGTTAGGTTACCTTAAGGGTAATCCTGTTTGATCTAACTATGTACACTGCCCAGCTGGGCAGGAGTTTTACGGTAAATAATTGGGGAACCTACGTTGTATAGGTACCTGATTTGGAAATCCGAGAAACACACCGTAACGTGTCTCATCGGATATCGACATGAATAATCGGTATTCAAAGTCGCTTTGCCCTAAAGACGCAACCAGAAAATCTAATGAAAGATACTGATTAGCAAAGTATGGCGTCTCTTCTTCTCCGTTTTGTCCGAGAAGGAATGCATGATATATAGAGGAAAAGGGAACCTCGAATTCAGCCACTTGGGTCGTAGAAAAACGAGCCCTCGCAGGTGAAGAGGCGTCTAGCGCAGTTCCTAACATATATGCATCGGCTGTTGATGGTGCAGCGGTTGTGTTAACAAACCGCGGCAACCATGATATGTACCCTGTTGCTGGGGGAGCCACTCCCTGCGTCTGATTATTGTATATCTCAAATTTAAATCTGAGCGATCCTCTAAAGAGACGGTACATATTGTGGACATAATTATAGAGACCACTAATCCTTGATGTGTCGACGTTCAAATACTCGCAGGTGTTAGCATGCGAGTAAGTTCCGTGCGCAACAGGGACGTATCTCTTTAGGCATTCTCTCAATGTGGTGTATGTCTCACCAAAATGAGGTACGTGTAAATCGTAAGTCGTTGCCCTATCTACTGCGAGAAAGCTTGCGCCTGAATCTGACTTCAGCGCCGTACTGTGGCTTTTCTCCTCAGGTTCCATGTCTTTTCCGTCTGACATCTCATGAGCGGCAAGAACAACTCTCTTTTTACGGGAGTTGTTCTGCGCTTCTGTGAGAGCGCCAAAAGGGGAGAGTGTGTTAAACTCCAAATCGTCTGCAGCACTAACATAAATGTTAATGTCGACGTTAGATGGTGTTCCACTACCACTCTTCAACCCTACATCGACGTGTAAAGCAATGGTTCCTAAGGCAAAATCCTCAAAACGTGCAGATCTTGCAGCTGGTATAACCGATAGGGGCTCTGTTTGCCAACAGAGCTTCCAAGGAGTGTCTGACAAAAATGGACAGATATTAGTCCATGTATTCTCAGCATTCCTAATACTATGCGACTCATAGTATTGAGTTGTTGAAGTATTATAATCAGGAGGTACCTGATCAAGAGTCGGATGGTAACTGACTCCCAATCTGCCCTCTTGAAATGTGGTGGAGACTACTTCAAATCTATATTTTAGGCCACCACGCCAATAAGTATACATTAGTGCAGGAAAACTGCAACCTAATGGAGAAAATTCTCGGGTATAACTGCCACTCATGTTGTAGTTTGGGTGGGAAGGCGAGACGATGTCGGACCACAAAAGTGTTCCAACAGGGTCTGTACCTTTCCAGTTTACCGTCGTATAAAACATCTCCTTTCTCATGAGATATTTCAAATTGAGCTCATCCATATTGGATCCTACCTGATCAGTGGTCAGATATTGAGCGGCAGGATCCAATGTGAGCTTTTCCACAAATTCGACACCCTTGTTATTACTAAGGTATCCCATGTCTTTGCGGACGACTGGTTCTGGTGTTTCACCAGTCGCTGGTTTGTCTAAACATATTGCAAATGCATCCTTGATGACATTGGGCACGGCCTCATCGACCATGGCTCCAAGATCCTTACCAAGGTTCGAGAACATCTCATGCTCTGCATCAACGCATTCGAATTCTTCAAGCTCTTTCTTGAGCCTGTTGATCTCGTTCTTTGTTGATGAGAGAATTTGCTGTCTCCGTCCGGGTTCCCGGATATTTGCAATGCCTTTGACATTCCTATTGAGTTCGTTGAGGGCATCTCTCATGGTTGTTCCGCCCGCACGTGGTATTTTAAATTCGCTTCCCTCAATTGAAACGAACATCTTGACTTCGACAGTGTTAGCACCTCCAGTGCCAACTTGAAGTTGGTTCAACACTTTGACTGATATTTGTCCAAGTGAATCTCCAAAAACGAGGTCAAGATAACCTTTATTATATGTGAAAGGAATCTCAAGATCCGCAACTGTACCAGCAGCTGGGTCGAGTAGAACATGCTGTATTCCTGTAGCTCTTGTCAAGCTATAGTCAACATTATATTCCGCCTTCTTTCTCATAGATGGTATAAAGTACGCAATGAGACGCCCCTGATGAAATCGGGACGCCGTTAACTGAAAATGTACTTTTATCTTTTCAGCTTTCCATTTTATGAAGCGCATAAATGGTGTATGCGAAATGCTGTTGTTCAGCAAATCAAGAGGAACGTCCAGACGTTGCTCTGCTCCCACAAGTGACAAACGCGTATTAACCGCATCCGTCAACTTCCATGAAAAAGATGTAACAAGATTTTGTCTTGTCAACATCTTTTCCAAGTTACACGCTCCTTCATTCAGATGTGCGCTTGCGCGCCCGTCTTTATTAACAGCGGTTCCGTCAAGGGCTTGTACCTTGACCTTCATCACTTGCTCAGCAAGGTTTACACCTTGATTGTTCGTGGTGGTTGGTGCGGCCATATCTAACGAGGCCGTTTCGTTAGCAACTGATGTTATATTGACAGGTGGTGTTGTGTCAATCATCTGCGGAGTAATGGTTGCCATCTCTTGCTCCGTTTCTTCTATCCTTAACTGTTTCATTCCGTTCTCAAGCGTCACTATTTCGCCATTAATGCCTCCGTTTCTACCCTGAAGCACCACTGGCTTTGTGTGGATTACCTTATTTGTGGTTGGTGTCTCAATTGGAGTCGCTTTACGCGCCTCTACAAATGGCTCTACTCTTACCGCAAAGTTTGGTATTCCTCTACACTTATAGCAACGATTTTGACCGTCACGTCCAAGCCTTGGATAGTTCGTTCTCGGCAGTTCCTCACGGCACTCCTCACATTCCTTAAACCTCGCTTCGTATTCTCCGTCGCGGTATAAAATTCTTGCAAGTTGTGCTGGTGTCAGCCTCTCTCCATTCATAATGGAGAGATGCGTGAGCATTGCCAAGTTCGTTTCTATGTCATATTTTGTATCGTGTTGTATATTCATATTTGTTTTTAATTCAGTACTAGCAGCGCCTTTATTTGAATGCGCTTTTCCCGAATTATTACACTGGGTGTACATTTCTTGCTCACAGAGCTCGAAAATACCGCCAGGAAATGGTGTCCGTCTCGTATATCCATATGTGCCACAATCGTCTGGCACAAATCCTAAATCCATAAAAGAAGTGAACAATGGTAAAAAGTTCACTAAATTATAGCTAGGCTTTGACTTGATTATTTTACTCCTAATCTGGGAGAATGTTTTCTTTCCGTAAAAGAAGCAATTGCGTAAAACATCGTTACAATTGTCTTCAGTTGCTGATTCTTCATCAGCGCATCGTCGTATCCAGTTTGATACTTCAATCATTTGTGGCAAATCAAACAGAGCTACATATTCTCCAGAAAGAAGTCCGGTTGTGCATTTAAGGAATTGACATTCCGAAAAATTTTTGTATGGTAATACTGCACTTCCGTCCTTCGTTGGTGGTGTGAAGATTATGTCATACTCTGCAAGAAATTCAGCATACAAGACTCCATTAAAGTAGTCTTTGCATGCATCAGATAAAGTTAGAAAAAGATCGTCTCCTCCAAATTTATCTCTCACATTCTGATTAAAGTGGTAAAGGTCATTTGCGGGCGCAGATATTATGATTATCCAGCCTGTCCTGACATATATTGCATTGACTAAACAATTCAATACGAATGTCAGAAAATCTCCTGATGGCATAACTCCTGGTATCATGATTATAATATTTCTCCCATGTATTCTTACTCTAATATGAGCAAAAATACAAAAGTGAAGCAAAATTCTCCTAATATCAGATTCTATGCTGCCGGCATCTTGGTAAAAATCGTCAAGTATGTCGGCACATTCCATTGCTACTCCCGCCTTAAGATGTTTGTCCCATCCCTCGTAATCGCCGTCCAATCCGTTTTCTCCTACTTCAAGAAGATAGTATATCATATCACCCCACTCACGTGAGGCTCTATTCAATCCACTCGTCGAAAAATGTCTATGTCTCGTTCTTTTGAAAAACTCACAAAATCCTCCGAAATATTTCTTCTTATAGTAAAAGTCCAGTAATGAACCAGCACAAAATATCCTCGTTTTCCCTAAATCCGCTTTCGCAATCGGTCTTCTCTCATCTTTCAATGTAGCTATATAGGGGTCGCAAGGTATAATGTTCTGATCCAACATTTCCTTCCATCGGTCCAATTCCTGTCTCAAAAATACATTTGGTGTTCTGTTTCCTGGCTCTCCGTCAAATAATTTTGACTTAGCTCCATGATACTGACTGTATAATGAGAAAGGGTACCCCGATGAAGTGGAAAAATCCATTGATTCAATCCGTCCAGTCATTCCATTTATTACTTCAGCCTCAGTTAAGGGTCGTCGCAAATCCATGTCAGAATATGATTTCGCCAACAATTCAATTACTCCTTGTGTCGCTGCTTTCACAGCTTCACTTGGAAATTGTTTTGTTGAGACTCCATATCCTTTAAGTCCTCGTTCCATTGGATCAACACCGGATGGTGTCACTCCAAGATATGCAGGTTTAGTTATAGGCTCCTGCAATAAGCCTTGTATCTTCGATGGTTTCAATTCCGTATCCGTTGGTGCAAAAATAGATCGTCGCGATGAAGCAACGTACATACATTTATTTGGTCCTGCTAGGTCATCCTCGTGCACTGTTTCGTGCACAAAGTCGTCACTAAGTGAAATTAATCCCTTAGGCAGATAAGATTTGAGCTCAGACAATACTATTGGTATTGCCAAGCTCAACATCTCATCTCTAACACTTCCTGTACTATGTATTCCTATAATCTTTAGATTTCCATTTGTCATTGCTAACAATGGGGATCCGCACATTCCTTTTTCATGTTCGCATTCGTATCCAATACTCTCATAAACAAAACTCTTATTCTTTCCTTGTGAAATTATTCTATCCTTATATAAATTCACATTTCTTATCATTAAATTCATGTCATGAGTATACTGTATACTATATCCTTTATCCAATTTCCCTACGTCATCCGTCATATACTTCAGAAGAGATGGAAATGATTGTACCGATTTTGGTAGCACAATCATTGCCAAATCAACTTTCTCGTCTTCAAATGGTATTATCTTCATATCGGTACGCAAAATTTCGTACATCGTCTCACTAGCTCTGGAAGAGCTAATGGTCATTGATGTCCAATCTGATGCATATCTTTTGTCAACCACATGCTTGTTTAAGAGTAACACGTTTCCGTGCACAAATAAACCATGTGTAATGTGTGGTCCACACACAAGTCTAACAAAATTTTTCGCTACTTTCGATAATACTACTGAATCCAGAGATTCATGTTTCGATCTGAAAATGGATCTAGGTTGCACCGTCTTTTGGTTGGGCTTCCTAACTCCATTTTCTCCTGATTCATGAGCTTTCTCATTTCTCTTCTCCATAACATATTTCGTTCCAAACCATCCTAGAATAAAGCCAGCTAATGTTGCCAAAAGCTTAGCTCCATCTAGAATTTCTTTCTCATGCCTATCAAGCCATGTTGCTGCTCGTCCCCAAAGGCTATCGTCGTTCCGGGGACTACTCCAAACAACATCATTTCTCACTCCAATATTCTTTTCTCCAAACTGTCCAACCAGATTGACACTATCCCTTCCGGGAATGTGATCAATCTTGCTAAACAAATCCTTTGTCTTATCAATTGGGGCTGAAAATCCGTTATCATTCTCATCATCCGTAGTGTCATTTTTCCTAGAGTCATAATTCGCTGCATACTCGATCCTGTTCATGTTGTTTATACTGAACATCTCGTGTGCTGTTTCAATCCGTGTCCGTGGTCTGTATTTGTCTCTGCAGTTTGCTCCTATTGCTGGTGCTCCCAGCAACGTTTGCATATCTGCATAAACGTCTCTTTGTTCCGTAAAATGTTCCTCATAGCTACGCGTTACCGCGTCTCTAAGCTGAACAAGTGTCATATTGTCCTGTATCGTCTCTTCATTCAATTGTGGTCTTCCTCCCTGATTCGTAACTATTCTCTTCGTAATCTTAAATCCTGCAAAGTCTGCTTCATTTCTGAAGTTTCCTTGCCAAGTTACATTATATTTCATTCGTCTCAACAACGCCGTATTATCGGCTATCGTCTTACAATGTGGAAATTCTAAAAAGTTGGTACAAATTAGAACTATGGGCGAGTCAAACTCGAGCCCTTTGTGTGGTATATCCGCAAATGGTGGTACATATGTTGCTGATGAAGCAATTGAAATAAGTTCCGTCACTGCTGGGTCATCGATCATGTGTCCAAAGTCATCAAAACAAAATATATCATGTTTCTGGGGGTCATATCCATCATAGTGCGCACATCCTGACGTGCGTACATACATTTTGTTCTTGACTTTAGATATCGAATTGTCTACAATTCCGGTAAATAAAGCTGGTCCTAGTGTTGTCTTTCCTGTTCCTGGTGGTCCGTATATACTCAGCACGAATGGTGCTGGTCGTGTTCCGTTCTTCTGTGGTGAAATAACATCCTTTGCTACTCGCATTAGATGTTC